CCTGATCTCCGCCGTGAATGCCAGTGAACAGCTGAAAAACTGTGAACCCAGCACCATTGTGGCGGCGGCGCTTCGGGGCGAGGGCATGGGCCTGATCTTCGGCCATGGCTACTATGTGGTTCCCTACGGGACTACCGCAACGTACATTCTTGGCTAAACTTTTATGGTCAAGTAAAACTGCGTGAACCCTATTACTCAGGGGTGTGCCGCTTTTGCGGTGCTAACGGTGAAACCCTTCATTTTTCGGGGCAATACCGTGCTGCGATACTCAAAATGGAGAAAATTATGACAGGAATTTACCTCATCACCAACAAGGTGTCTGGCAACACCTATGTTGGACAAAGCATTGACATTAAGCGTCGGTTTATAGAACACCGGACTATAACCGCCGAACACAACCTATCTTTGAAGAGAGCGTTTATCAAGTATGGATTAGAAAACTTTTCGTTTGAAGTTCTTGAGGAATGTCCAGCAGAAATGCTGAATGAGCGTGAGATGTTTTTTATAGAAAAGCTCAGGCCCAGATATAACCGGACGAGGGGCGGAGACGGACGAGGCAGACCGCTGACCGAGGAAGAAAAGGAACACCTCAGAGTGTGCGGCAAAAGGCAGTGGGCGGCAATGTCCCCAGAAGCAAGGATGAAGCAGATTTCAAACAATCTGAAAGGTCCAAAAGTGGGACACCACGTATCTGAGGAAACAAGAGAAAAATTGAGGGCCGCCAAACTTGGTAAAAAGGATGCCCCTGAATCGGTGGCAAAGAGGCAGAAAGCAGTCCGGTGCATAGAAACCGGAGAGATATTCCAGAGCATAAAAGAAGCAAGAGAAACAAAACAACTCCCTTCATCATTGTGCCAGCATTTGAAGGGAAGATTAAAAACCTGTAAAGGGCTTCATTTTGAGTATTTGAGTGTAGAGACTACCCGTGATGAATGTAGCGGGGTAGGGCAGAGGATGAGTTGCTGCCCGAAGTGCGCGGCACACGAAAACGTGTGAAGAGATAGTCCACCCCGGCGCGATGAGAAAGCGCCGGAACCGTGATAAAGGTTATATCCAGCTTGCCATGTCTACCGGGTTTTATGCCGACATCGACTGCACGGACATTCGTGAGGGCGAGATCGAGGGGCGGAGCCGCCGGACCGGTAAGCCCATCGTGAACCTTGCCAAGTACGAGAGCGATGAAGAACGGCAGAGTAAGCCCATTATCGGCTACTACGGCTACTACGAACTGAAGGACGGGACCTTCCGTTTTGAATACTGGCCCATGGACCGGCTCCTGCGCCATGCGGACCGGTACTCCAAGGCGTTCAGCTATGAGAAGTTCAAGGCCATGCAGAGCGGGGAAATGAATCCAAAGGACGTGGAAAAGCTGCTGAACGGTTCCCCCTGGTACGATCCCAACGGCGGGCAGGACCGGATGTGCCGCAAGACGATTCTGCGGCAGCTGCTGAACAGCGGCTACGCGCCCCTGTCCCCGGAGGTCAAGACCCAGCTCATGGAGGAAGCCAGCGCCGAGGACGATGGCATGATCCCGGATATGCCCATGCCGGAGCGCACGGTGGCATCTACCGGAGAGGTGGTGGAGACTGCGCCTGCGGCTGTGGAAGCCCATCAGGAGACCGTGGAGAGCGAATCCGGTATGGTTACACCCCCAAAGGCGGGAAAGGCCGCAGAGGCCACTCAGAAGGCGCAGGACGAGGGTATGGACTATGCGGCCACTTTCTTTGGGGAATGAGGTGAGGAGCCATGCTGATCTCCATTAAGACGCGGGAGGAGGACGGGAGCCGGTACATGATGTGTGCCGGCACCGTGACCCGCGAGGTCAAGACCGGGACCACCGCCAAGGGGACGCCGAAAGCGGAATTTGGCATGAAGTACGCCAAGGGCGAGTTCATGAACGTGTCCGCCGTGGGGGACGATGATGTGACCCGCATGGCATCGTGTCTGGAAAAGGGAGATGCCGTTCTGGTGTGCGGCGTGTGGAAAACCCGGCGCTACACCACCCGTGACGGGGAACAGAAGGAGTGGAGCGAGCTTCACGCGGAGTTCGTGGCCCCGCAGGCGGTGATGGCGGCAGTGCTGGGGCTGCTGGCGGCTGGAAGCGGGAAAACGCCCGCTTCCGAACCGGCGAAACCTATGGAACACAATGGCAATCAGGCGGGACCCCTTGACAGTCAGGAGGGCGCCGTTTTGCCGTGGGACCAGCCCGCAGAGGACGAACCCTACGATTATGTCCCGCAGATTTAGGGGAGGTGGATGGCTATGAAGATCGTTTGTACAAAGGATGAGTTTGTCGGACTTGTCCGTTGGTGTGAGGCTGCAAAAAGTATGGGTATGTGCGATGAATGTCCTCTTTTCAGTTGTAATGGCCCAGACACTGAACGGGACGAGTTGGCGGATATGTGTCAGATCGTGCGCGAGCCTGAAAAGGTGTGAGCCATGGCAGAACGAAGAATGTTTGCAAAGACAATCATTGACAGTGATGCGTTCTTGGATATGCCCCTTTCGACACAGTGCTTGTATTTCCATTTGTCTATGCGGGCAGATGATGATGGTTTTTTGAATAACTGCAAAAAAATTCAGAGAACTATTGGCGCATCGGACGATGATCTGCGCTTATTGATGATGAAAAAATTCATTATCCCGTTTGAAAACGGAATCGTCGTTATTAAGCATTGGAAAATTCACAACTATATCCAGAGCGACCGATACAAGCCAACCGTGTATCAGGAGGAAAAGTCCCAATTAGTCTTGAAAAGGAATCGGGCATATTCCCTATGTTCAGATGAATTGCATGAACCTGACAGGGCGAAACTTCCTGAAAGTGTTGTGGAACAAAGCGTTGACGCGATATGTATACAGAATGGATACAGTTTGGAAGCACAGGATAGGTTAGGTAAGGATAGGTTAGGTAAGGTTAGCTTAGAGATAGAAGATAGGTCTTCTTCACTACGTTCAGAAGACCTTGCTGCCTCCGAATCGGCGGCAACGCCCCAGACGGAGCGTCCAGCCCCCATTCCGTACCATGAGATCGCGGATCTTTACAACGGGGCGTGTCCCAAAATGCCGAAATGCACCGTACTGAGCGACGCGAGGAAAAAGGCGATCCGGGCACGGTACAGCTTCGGTTACAAACTGGACGATTTTCGGCGGCTGTTTACGCTGGCTGGGCAGAGCGCGTTTCTCAACGGCGGCAACAAGCGGAACTTCATGGCGAACTTTGACTGGCTGATCCGGGACACCAACATGGCGAAGGTATTGAGCGGGAACTACACGGACAGACCCGGACAGGGCTGCGCCGCCGAAGCGCCCAAGCGGAAAAGCTGGGCCGAGGTGGCGGCGGAGATGGACGCGGAGGAGGGAACACAGTGACGCGGCAGGAGACCGGCATCATTATGGATATTCTCACGGCGGCGTATCCCCGCTTTTACACGGGGCCGTCTGCCCCGGATATGCGAAACGCCATACGGCTCTGGGCAGATATGTTCGCCCATGACGAGGTGGCGCTGGTGGCGGCGGCGGTAAAAAGCGTGATCGAAAGCGACGAAAAGGGCTTTCCGCCCACCATCGGGCAGGTAAAGGCCAAACTTCGCCTACTGACGGCGAAACCGGAAATGACGGAGGCGGAGGCATGGGACCGGGTGGCCCGCGCTATCCGCAACGGGCTGTACGGAGCGGAGGAGGAATTTGAGAAGTTCCCGCCGGTGGTACAGCGGATCGTGGGCAGTCCCAACACGCTGCGGGAGTGGGCGCGGATGGACACGGAGACGGTGCATAGCGTGGTGTCCAGCAATTTCCAGCGCAGCTACCGGGCCATTGCCGCCAGAGAGAAGGAGATCAACGCCCTGCCGCCGGAGGTCCGGGCGCTGGTACAGCGGATCGGCACCGGGACAGAACCGGAGAAACTGGCGGCACCTGAGAAGAAGGCTCTGCCGGCAGCGGAAGCGAAACCGGAAGCCGAGGCGGTGAAGCCGCCGGAATGGTTCAGGGACGCGGTACGGCCCCAGCGGCGCAGCCGGGATGAGGTGATGGACTATCTCCGGGGGGAGGCTGGGGACAATGGCGGGTAACTTTACACTGGCAAGCTGCATGCGGAGATACAGGACATGGGAGGAATTGGAGGCCCCCTCCAACAGCCTGCACAAGTGCTGGTCCTGCAAGCTAGCCTATGGGCAATGCGAATGGAGCCGGGTGGACGAAAAAAGCGGAAAGGTCCGCTTTGAGGACGTCCCCGGCTGGAAGGTCCGGCGGAGATCCCGCATGGAGCGGGACGGAGTGGTAGAGAGGGTGCAGGTTTTGGATTGCCCGAAATATCAGGAGGAAAAGCGATGAGCGTTTGTTTGGATGACCTGAACAGCCTGCCGGAGCGATACCGGAAGCAGGTACAGCAGCAGATGCAGGCCCAGCAGATCAACCGGACGGCCAGGGTGATGGCCCAGTTCGTGATGGAGGAGAAGGGGAAGGCGGAAGCGGCGGCAGAGATCAAGCGCAAGCACAACAACCACCCCACCGCCCGGACCCTGCCCAACGGAACGGAGCACACCTTTGACAGCCGCAAGGAGGCGGCCCGGTATGACGAGCTGGTACTGCTCAGCAAGGCGGGGACCATCCGTGACCTGCGGCTTCAACCCCAATTCACGCTGAAGGAAAGCTACATCACGGCCAACGGCGACCGAAGCCGCGCCGTGACGTATCGAGCGGACTTCTCCTACGAGGAGCGGGGGAAGGACGGCACATGGCATCTGGTTGTGGAGGATGTAAAAGGCCCTTCCACGAAAAAAGACAAGACCTACCGCATGAAGGTGAAACTGATGCAGGATATGAAGCACATCACCGTGCGGGAGGTATGAACGGAAAGGAGATATGCCCGGTGGAGACCGTAACTGTGATCGTGCGGGCTGTGCTGCCATGGGACAGCGCAGACGGGAAAGACCGGATCGAGATATGCACCCATGACCGGCAGAGCCAGATCGACTACTGCCTGAACCACTGCCCCTATGCGGAATGCGTGAACTGCGCGGGCGGAGGTCGGACTACCAGCCGCGGCGGGCGGCCGCCCCTTCTGCGGGAAGCGGAAATGCAGAAGCTGCGGGAGCTGCTGGAAGCACGGACAGACCCGGCGGACATTTGCCGGGAGATGCACATGGACGCGGATTTTCTAAGTCGGTGCAAACGAAAGCTGCGGAGGGAAAGAAAACGCGACGATTATTTGAAAATGCAAGAGGGGGTGATTTAGGTGAAGCATTATGGAGATGTCACAAAAATTTGCGGAAATGAAGTAGAACCCGTGGATTGTGTGATAGGTGGTTCACCTTGTTAGACAGGATCTTTCCATTGCTGGAAAGCGGGCGGGGCTTGCCGGGGCGCGTTCCGGTCTGTATATGGAGCAAATACGGATTATCAAGGAGATGAGAGACCGTGACAGAAGAATGGGGCGAACAGGTGAGTTTGTGCGACCTCGGTATATGGTCTGGGAAAACGTGCCCGGAGCTTTCAGCTCCAATGGAGGAAAAGACTTCGTCGCCGTCCTCGAAGAAGCCATTCGCATCGCAGAACCGGAAGCCCCCGATATTGAAGTGCCTGAAAAAGGTTGGAACACCTGGGGGGGATACCACGATGAAATGGGAGGACGATGGAGCGTTGCGTGGCGAGTGCTCGACGCGCAACACTGGGGAGTCCCCCAACGTCGCCGTAGAATCGCGCTTGTCGCAGATTTTGGAGGCGACACCGCATGGGAAATATTGTTTAACCGGCAAAGCGTGTCAGGGCATCCTGAGGAGAGCGGAGCGGCGGGGGAAAGCCCTTCCGCCGGTGCTGAAAGCGGTGCTGGTGGAGCAGGCAAAGACACCGGATCGGTGATATGCCTTCAAGGAAACGCAATCGACCGGGCTGATACTGCTGGATGTAACGGGAAGGGCTGGAAAGAAGATGTCTGCTATACGTTGAACACCATTGACCGTCCGGAGGTCTGCGCCGGGTTTAAGCTGGGGAACAGTGAACAGGCCCGGAGCATCGGATATGCCGAGGAACAGGCCCCCACGCTGAACGCGGAGTGCGGAGGGAATAAACCGGCGGTGATGTGCCTAAACGATCAAGGCGGTAGCATGATGGGCGTGAGCCATGATGTTTCAGGGACGCTGAGAGCACAGAAGCATGGGCACCAGCCCTCCATTCTGGATATGAGCCATGCTTGCGACGTCATCCGGGACTGCGGCGAGGTAGCGCCCAGTCTGCAAGCCCGTATGGGAACCGGCGGCAACCAAATACCGCTGACGTATCAGGAAACCACTGGGACATTATCACCCGGAGCGCATCCAGGGAGTTACAACGGGCAGGATGCTTACAACGATATGCTGGTATGCGGAGCGGCTGTACCGGATGTTGCACACACGCTAAAAGCAAAAGCCAACTGCGATTACAGGTGGGATTCGGAGACATACCCGGTGCAGAACATGGTGGTTCGCCGTTTGACCCCGTTGGAGTGCGAACGGCTTCAGGGCTTCCCTGACCACTGGACCGACTTGGGCGAGTGGACGGACAGCAAGGGCAAGCGCCATAAGGACGCGGACAGCCCCCGGTATAAGGCACTGGGTAATTCCATCGCCCTGCCGCCGTGGAAATGGCTGTTGAAACGGCTGTGCGGAAACTACGAGCGGGACGCCACAATGGCGAGTTTGTTCGATGGGATTGGCGGGTTTCCGCTGATCTGGGAGCAGCTGAACGGACGCGGAACGTGCCTATGGGCCAGCGAGATTGAAGAGTTCCCCATCGCTGTTACCAAACGGCGGTTCGGCACGGTAGAGAAACCGGGAGACATGGGGCGCTTTTTGTTCCCATGCGGAGAAAGGGAGGAATTATGAGAGATACAAACCTCGTAAATGCGCTGCGCCGGTTGAAGGTGGAGACCGGGAGCCTCGCCTGCATGGGGTGTGGGCATGAGCACAACTGCGGCGTGTCTGGATGCGCGGTCATGCGGGAGGCCGCTGACCGGATCGCCAACCAAAACACCCACATCGCGGCGCTCCAGCAGGAAATTGAGAAGCTGCGAGGGCAGAACGAGCAACTGCGGGAAGCGGCTGCGCTGGTGACCAAGGAGAGCGCGGAGCTGCTTGAACAACGCTGGATCCCGGTGGAGGAGCGGCTGCCGGAACTCGAAACGCCCGTGCTTGTGTTAGACCGGCGCGGGAACAGGATGATCCGAACCCTGCGGAAACTGGCGACCGACAAGGAACCGGTATTCCGCCCCGATGGGCTGGTGCCGGGGAAACATATTACCCACTGGATGCCGCTGCCGGAACCGACGGAGGAGGAAAGGTAAATGAAAAGACTGACAACTAATTGCCCGGATAACAACCTTGATGCCGCACTGAATTTGTTTTACATCAAAGACGGCGAGGCATGGGTGCGGGGCGGAGGTGATGGACCGGATTACCCGGATATCCGGCTCTACGATTTTATCCGCAAAGCTGCAAAGATTTTACTGCCGGACTTGGACTTCCCAATGGATGATGATGGCGTAGACTATGCGATGGGTGAGCTTTTGCTGGACGGTCCTGATGAGCCGACAGGCCTGCTTGCCCTGCTCTATACAGCAGCATGGTCATACGCAGAACTGCGTGGCAGGCTCATGCAATATGAGGACACGGGGCTTACGCCGGAGGAAATTAACGATTTGGCGAGTGTGCGGGAAATATCGCCAGAAGCAGAATACGCCATCAACAAACACGCTGACAGCATCATCGAACGGCTCGACAAGTTGCTCGCGCAGACAGATGACGATGCTCGTCTGCGTGAGCTTGCCAGGGCCGACAAGGATGGTCGGCTGGTGGTGCTGCCGTGCCAATCCGGGGAGCATGTATTCGCACTGCTTGATAACCAAACGCATGTGTGGGAGTGTGAGGTTGAGCACGCTGTTTTGGACGGTTGGCGAAAGGTTTTTGCTATCAGGCCCTTGGGGCACTCAAAAGAATCGTACTATGCGCCATTTGGGGCATTTGGCCAGTCCGTATTCCTCACCCGCGAGGAGGCGGAGGAAGCGCTAAGGAGGGCTGGCAATGGCTAAACAATCCGGCATGATTGCCTTTGCCGAGCAATTCGCCCAGGCGAAAGTGGAAGCCGCCCAGCGGCTGATCTCCCAGTACATGATCGACACCCTCCAAATGGCACTGCACGAATCCGAGGGTTGGGGCTATGACCGCATCATGCGGCTGGAATCGGCGTGGCACAAAATCCGGGGCCAGTACGCCCCGGCCATCAACCCCAGCGACCCGGAAGCGGATGTGTATCAGGAGCATATGGATCGGGTGCTGGCGGAGATCATCAGCGGCAAGCAGGAGCTGTATCCTTTTGAATCCAGATACCCGGAACTCAAGAAGATCAAATATGGGAGGTAGCCCATGAAGCCAGAATACGTTGAAATCCTGAAATCCTACGCCGACCACGACATGAACGCGGAGCAGACTGCCAAGGGGCTGTATATGCACCCAAACACCCTGAAATACCATTTGGAAAAAATCCACCGGGAAACCGGACTGAATCCGAAGAAGTTCAACGACCTGAGAAAACTGCTGGAAAAGGAGAAACTATGACCATCGGACAGACCGTGGAAGCACGGTTTAAAACCATTCCAAATCTGCTGAAAAGCAAATCCACAGCGGACGAGGAAACATACCCAATCCGCACCGGTGAGATCGTGTACATCCATCCGAAAGGACGGTTTATCACCGTGACCACCAAAACCCTTGGCGGGTACGTGACGGAGAACTTTTTGCCCGGAGAGGTCCGGGCAGTCTGAGAAAGGGTGCGGAGGACATGGCAGAGACACTTGTAAATTTTGTGCTCCTGCTTGTAGTAGTGGGCTTTGCGGTCTATGAGGCGAGCAGCGGGAATATTGCCATGACCGTATACGCCTGCACGCTGCTGGCGCTGTATTCTTTGCTGTGGAAAACGGAAAACATCGAACGGCGCCTGAAACGGCTTTGCGAGCTGCTGGAAGGGGAGGAGGACGATGGAGAGGAATGAGGACCGCAAACAGGGCAAGGAACTGCCGGTGTATGCCACGCGGCTGCGGGAACTGCGCCATGCCAGAGGCATGAGCAGCCGCCGGGTATCGGAATACTGCGGCATGAGCCACGGCATGGTACGCTTCTACGAAACCGGCATGAAGGAACCGAAGGCAACGGCCCTGATCGCTCTGGCAGATTTTTACGGCGTGAGTGTGGATTACATCCTTGGCTTGGAGCCGGAATAAAAAAATTTTTAAGTGGCTACTAAAGTTTACCAAATTGGGAAAACCTTGTGGAATAATAGAGAGTGAGAAGAAATAAATTCTTTTCACTCTCTGTTTTTTTAGGGGAAGGAGACCGCGAATGGAACTGGAACCGATGGATACAGCGGAACTGACTGCACAGCAGGAACGCTATGACGCCATTGCCCGTGCCACAAGCGACAGCCTTGCCCTTTTTTACTGCTGCATTGAATTTGACCGGCCCTTTGATATGCTGGCAGTGCCAAAGGAACCGGACGTGGGCGAGAAGTGGGTCGCCTATCTGGACAACCTGCGGCTGAAAAAGCTGGACACGCGGCGGGGGGAACCCCTTGGCTTTCTGGATGGGCTGACAGACATTACCAAGATTTTTGGCGAGGGACTGTCCGCCGGGGAATTTACCAAGGCGGTGGGCAATGAGAAGTCCGCCCGGAACCGGAAGGTGGGGACGGCACAGCAGAGGAAGAACTGGGGCGAGAACTCCGCAAAGAACCCCTACACCTCTGAGGACTATGACGAGCTGGACCGCATTTACGAGGCACTGGCCAGCGACCTGATGGCGGCGGGCGGCGTAAGCGTGAAGCAGGAGTTCATTCTGCGGGACTGCGCAAAAATGACGCTGGATCGGGACAAGATGCGGGCCATCGGCCAATATGACAAGGCGGCTAAGCTGAACAAGATGGTTCAAGATAACCTGTCCAGCGAGGGACTGCGGAAACGGGATGCCAAGCCGATTGATGACTTGAGGATTGACGGCATTGTGGACCGCCTGGAAAAGGCGGGGCTTTTGAAAAACGGAAAACAGTGTTCCCCGGATGAAATGTTTGAGATTCTGTTTCACCGGCGGCCCAAGTATTCTTACACAAAGGATGCCGCCGAACAGATTCTTTTGTACATGACCAACACAACGCGGGTCAATGACGGCCTTTCGGAATTGCCGACGCTTCCGCCGGATATGCGTCTGCGGGATGATTTGGGCGAGTTTGCGGAGGAACCTGACGAACAGGAAAAAGAGTCGTACAAAGAACTTGGCATTGTAAAAATGCCGCCGGTAAAGAAGAGATAACCGGGATAAGGGAGGTGAGTTGATACCAATGGCAAGACGATCCGGAAAGGTTTGGTCTGCGACTTCTGGCTGGGTACAGAAGAAAGAGACGGAAACCAGAAATTACGCAGACTATGAGGATGCGTGGTATGCGTTCCTGATCTGGACAGGCCGTTGGTATTAGCACCCCGACATTCTGGCGGACATTCTCCGCAGTGATGACAGCGATTTTAAGACATTAGAACTGCTTCAACGCATGATGATGCGGGCCTACGCCCGCAATCAGGAAGTTGCGATCACCGGCACCCGCGGCATGACAAAAACCTACACAAAGCTGCTGACGGAGATGGTAAACGGCGTTGTGTGGCCGGGAACACAAGTGTTGTATGTGGGACCGGCACTAAAACAGCTGGCAGGTATCGGCGGGAAAACCTTCCGCGCCTTGGAACATGACTATGCGGCCCTCGCCAAGCACTGGCGGGTCAGCGCGGAGAGCAAGGACGATTTTAAGATCGAGACGGACGGCGGAAGTGCCTTTTACATTGGAGCTAAGCGCGGCGATAACATTCACGCAGCTACGGCGGAGGAGTTCGCCCAAGAGGAAAATCCGCCTTTCGACTTTGACGAATACACCACCGTTGTACTTCCGGCGGTTCGTCTGCGGCACAATGTAAACGGAGAACCGGACCCCAACTTTGTGGCGTACAAAAGCCATTCCATTACAAGCGCGGGGCGGAAGCAGAACCATGCTTTTCAGGTTCGGTGCTCCGTATTGAAAGCCATGTGGCGGGGCGAAAAATCTTTTGCGGTGGATATTCCGTGGCAATGCGTGATCTTACAGCAGATGCGGCCCTATTCCTGGGCACAAAAGCTGAAAGAGAAACTGACCATTGAACGGTGGATGCGGGAGATGGAGAGCCGGTACACCGGCGCGGACGAGTTCCCCGTGCTTTCCGACGAGGTGCTGACGGATTCCCAGCGGGTGCTGGTGATGGAGACGGAGCACTGCTGCAAGGACCCGCACCCCAAGCTGGACCCGGAAGAGGTTATTTACATTGCGGGCTATGACGTTTCCTACGAGGATTCGGCAAAGAACGCCAAATGCGCCTGCGTGGTGCTGAAGCTGACCCGTCAGCGGGAATACCTGAAACGGGACCGCTTTTTGAAGCAGCTGGTTTACATTGACGATTGGCCCCCGCCGGACCAGAGCAAGGCCCAGGCACGGCGGGGGAAGGCGATTTGGAACCGATTCTGCTATGACGGCAGCCAAACCTACATCGCCATCGACTCCTGGCAGTACGGGCGCGGGGTGCTGGAAGATTTGATGACCGACTTGGGAGACGGCCTTCCGCCCCTGTGTGTGAAGAACCACGCGGCTTACGCGGCGGCGGAGCTGCCGGGGGCGATCCCGGTGATCTACCCCATCAAGGCAGGCGGCACCGGCGTGACGGACCCGGACTTTGAAATGCTGAAATACGCACAGACGGAGTTTGAGCACCACAATGTTGAATTGCTGACGCTGAACGCCAATGAGGGCGTGGAGGCGTATAAGCGCGCCCACCGCATCCGGGACGATGACCGGGATTACCAGTTCGCACAGCCCTACCAGAAGTGCCGGGAGCTGTCCGGCCAGATACAGAACCTGAAGCTGGTGCCCAGCGGGGCGGGGATGAGCGAGAAGCGCATTTCCAAGGCCATCCAGCGCGATAGCTGGTCCGCCACGAAATATGCCCTGCGGCTGGCCCAGCTGATCGAGCGGGAGGAACTGCTGACGGAGATCCACGGGAAAAACAAGAGTGACTGGGCGTCGGCACTGGATCGGTTCAAGGAAAACAAAGTGGCTCCGCCTATCAGCACCGGAGGCAGCGGACGGCTGGTGACGGCGCGGCGGGGAGGCCGGAGGTTTTGACAATGGCTCAACGGAAGAAACGATACCGGCTGTACGCCATGGGGCGGACCCGGAAAACGGAAGAGATCGCGTATGACACCCGGTTTTACCGGATCTGCGCAGGGTACATTCTGCTGTATCTCACCGGACGGAAAAAGCCGGAGGGCGCGGTGGAGGTGGCCGGGGCAGACCTGGACCGGCTGACAGACGGGGACCGCCTGTGGCTGGCAGACTGCAACACCATGATTCTGGCAGAAGCGGCGGCACAAGCGGGCGTAACGCCGGAGGAGGCGGAGAAGCACTGGGTCAGCACTCTGGACCGGCTGGAATTGGAATTGCAGAAGGAGCGGGAACGCATGAAGGGAGGCGGGGAGAATGGACCTGCAAACTGAATTGAGGTCGGTGCAGTTCGCCTCGTACCCAAAGATATTCGGAAGGCTGCGGGAACTGGCGGCACAGTACGGCGACTTGCCCATGGACGCCGTAAGCGGCGCGTTTATGCGGGCGGCCAGCAGCTCCTACACCCGGAATAACCCCTACATTCAGAACCGCCGGGTAAAGGCCATTTCCTCGCTGCCGATGAATTACAGCAAGGACAAGGTGGCAGAGATGCTCACCGCCCCGGACGGCAACGAACAGGGCCTGCGGCAGGTGGCCCACGCGCTGGAATGGACGGCGTATCCCCTGTTTCACACCCGGAAGGTGTACACGGAAATGCTGACCTACCACAGCTACATTGCCCCGGAGTACGCCACAGAGGAAGAAGCGAAGCGGGAGGACTTCCTGCGGGAATGGCAGCTTTTGGACAAGCTGCGGAAAACGCTGGACCCCAAGGCCACGGCCCATGAGATCGCGGGGCAGGTATTGCAGGAGGGGAAGGTTTTCTACTATCCCCGGATCAGCGTGGACAAGCCACACAACAAGGTAAACCACGCCTTTTTACAGCAGCTCCCCAGCGACTGGGTAAAGATCGTGGGGTTCAACAACATTTCCAAATACACGGTGGCGCTGAACCTGATGTACTTTATGCAGCCGGGGGCGGACCCCTTGCAGTTCGGAGATTTGCTGCTGCCTTATCTGGATGACTTCTACGCATCGGCGGAGCGGGCACCGGAGGGCACGGGGAAGCGGGTGATCTTCGCGGCGCGGGACCGGGTGGACCTGAACGTGCTGGAACAGCGGAGGAAGCAGACCGGGGGCCGCTTGGCGGGAGACCCGGAGGTATATTCCCAGAACGGGCGGTGGTTTTACTGGGTGACGCTGCCGGTGGACAAGATTTTCACCTTTGAGGCAGACGATGTATCCCGGAACGCCATTTCCCCGCTGGCGGGGCTGTATCTCTCTCTGGTGCAGATGGCGCAGTACGAGCAGATCCAGCTGGAACTGGTGCAGAACCCCCTGATCGCCCTGTTTACCGGCGAGATCCCCTACAAGGATAAGTCCGAAATTACAAGCACAGAGGACGATTACCGGCTTTCCGACGCGGGACGGCGGCTGTTTGAGTACCTGTGGTATCAGATGCTGACAGAGAGCAACACCAGCGGAATCGGCTGGTTCACGGCCCCTGTGGAAAACATCAAAATGCACCAGCTGGCAGAAGCACCCAGCGCCACCAAGATTTCCGCAGCCGGGTACAGCTACGCCATGAACAAGGCGGGGCTGTCCGCCATCGTACCCACCACGGAGGACCCCAAGGCAGGCATTGCACAAATCTCCCTGCAAATCGAAGGGAAGTTTGCGGAGTGCGTATACCGGGGCTACGAACGGATGATGGCCGCCATTATGGACCGGCTGAACCTAAAATATTCATGGAAATTCTCACTCTTTGGCACTCTCTCCACAGAGGAAAAGCGGATGGAGGAGGCCAAGCAGGGCATGACCCTTGGCATCCTGCCCCAGACCATCATCTACATGGCGATGAACGATCTTTCCCTGCTGGACGATCTGAGCATTTCCAACGCCATCAAGGCAAGCGGCATCATGGATAAGCGTTTGCCGCTGGTGACAAGCTACAATGCCAAGCAGTCCGAAAGCGGACTGCCACCCCAGGCGGCTCACGATCTGAACCCCGGCGGGAGACCCAAGGGGGACGGCACCGTGACCAGCGAGGGCCAGGAGGCGGACATCGACACCTATGGCGAATAGCCGAAGAAAAAGTGAACAGAGCACCCCGCTCTAAGCGGTGAGCGGGAGGAGCAAAGCGTTGCTGACGCCGGATATTCCGGCGTGGGCAGCGCTTTTTTTCAACACGAGAGGAGGAAACCACATGGCAAAGCTGCGGGACATTTACCACTACGAAAATCCCCGCTTTTCCCCGCTGCGGGACGCGGCGAGGCGGGCCACGGCGGCATACCAGAACGCCGCACGGGGTCTGGACACGCTGAAGGAGTGGGTTCTGGTGGAGTTTGGACTGGTACACACGGCGGACGCCATTCACCGTCTGGCCCACGAACAGCCCAAGCGGTTTGACGTGATCGGAGACATTCTCCACCAGCGGCACCTGATGCAGGAATACCCGGAGACCCCGGAATACCGGGAGCGGCCGGAGGACATGGACGGCGTTTTCGGAGAGGTGATCCGGCTGTTGGAGGACATTGAGGACGCCTTGCGGGACTGCGTGGCCGCCAGCGAAGAAGTGGGGCTGTATCCGCTGGCAAGGGAATTTGAAAACCTTCAGATGGAGAACAGCAAAAGCTACGAGACCATGCTCTACGCATGGCAGATGTATGACAAGACCGACGGCAGCGCCACCAGCTATGACAACTGGGTGGAAAAGCTGTTTGACGAAGAGGAGGCGTGACCATGCCGTTTCGGACGAGAGGGACCCCGCCGGAGCACGTAAAAATGTCCGGCGAGCTGCGGGTCATGCAGCGGCTCAATGAATACGAGTTCGGCGTAGAGCTGTGGGTCATGCGCTCCGGGCTGAATGAGAATCATTGGGATTTCCGCAATATGCGGGAGCACTACCTGACGTTTGTGGGTCAGCCCATCCTGTGTGCCTATGTGGGCCGCAAGGTGGGGGACGGACACAACATGAGAGAAGTGCGGGACCCCTACACCGGCGAGAAGGGCTACACGTTCATGGACGGAACGGCGGAGCGCATCGTAGGGACCCTATCCGACGATCCCAAGGACTTTTCCATTGTGGAAGAAGGCGGGGACGAGTGGATCAGGGCAAAGGGGCGGCTATTTCAGTTTTACGCACCGGAATTGGTGGAAAAGATCGTGCGGACAGGGCGCATGGATGTATCCGCCGAGACCGATACGAAAAAATCCCACATGGAGGGCAAGACCGAGGTCATTACAGATTGGGCAGGTCTTGGCGTGACTGTGCTGGGAGACGATGTGCCGCCGGCAATTCCGGGGGCGCGGATCAAGGCGCTGAGTGCCATGCAGGAAGAGTTTAAGACATTGAAACTGCGGGCGGCGTCTCTGGACCCCGGAACGGGAAGCAACGAAACGAACAAGAGAAAAGGAGTGAACATCATGAGCAAGAAGGCAATGGAGGCCATGTCCGAAAAGTTCAAGGGCTACCGCGTGGTCGCTCTGAGCGAGGACGGGATGCACGTTGGCCTCGTGGACTCTGCCGGCAGCGCTTATACCTACGCCTTTAACGCGGAGGATAACGGCGCCGTGGTGGAGAGCCGCATCAAGCCCGCTTACCTCACGGCAGCCTTCCCCTTTGGTGAGGGGGCGGAGGCCACGGTAGAGGTAAGCGACATCGTGGACTATGCCTGCGCCGCAAAGGGGCAGCAGGCGGAGGACGTGAAGGCACTGCAGGCACGTCTGGACGCAGCGGAGGAGAAGATCCGCACCATGGAAGCCGCCGAGCATGAGCGCCGGGTGGAGGCCGTGAAGGAAGCCGTGAACAGCGCCCTGGAGGACATCCAAGCCTGCGCCGTGGAAGGTGACGCCGACATGACCGAGACTGCCAAGGGCCTGTGCGACCGGGCAGAGGAGTTTGCCGCCATGGAGACTGACGGGAAGTTCTGCGGCGCTGACCGCGCCGTGCTGGACCTGATGGCCGCACACGGTAAGGCACAGACCGAAAAGCGCAAGAAGGAAATGGCGGCCAAGCAGCATTCCTTCGCATGGAACAACCCCAAGACCAACAGCGGCGAGGGCGGCGGCATTGAGGAAATGCTTGCCCGCATGAACGGCTGAGAAAAGAAAAGGAGTGTGAAGCACAATGGCATACATTGAAAAGACTGCGTTTTGGCCCCGTGTGACCAACCGCGTATTCGACGAGACGCTGAACATCACCGGCAAGTTCCAGAACGGCGATAAGGCAGACGAAATCTGCTCCGCCGGTTTCCTGTGCGTGAAGGATGAGCTGATGGACTGCGAGGGCTATGTGGGCGTTGGCCCCACTGGATCCACCGTGACCATCAAGAACAGCAACAGCTGGAACATGAAGGCCACCGGAGCCGCCGTGAAGAGCGAGGGAGACGGCATTTTCGCCTGCAACCCCTATGACGTGAACATGGTTCAGGACCCCGCCACCGGCAACCTCTACAAGGTGGGCGCCAACACGCTGGGCCTGCCCGCTCCCAAGGGCTATCCCGTCACCTTCACCAAGATCGTGTTCGACGGGAACAAGATTTACCGGTTTGGCATCGGCAACGTGTCTACCACGCTGGGCGAGAACAAGTTTCTGACCATTGCCAACGGCCTGCTGGTGCCCGCCAACGCTGCTCCCACCGACGTGGGGACTCCGTATTTCAAGGTTCTGCCCACCGGCGGCACCTTCACCGAGGGCGCACAGAGCGCATTTGAGTTCGTGGACGTGCTGGCCTGCAAGGTTGACGCGGCAGCGGGCTGAGAAACGAGAGGAGAGTGACAACAATGGCAATCAAACTGAACAGCATCAATCCCGCTGTGTATGACAGCGCCGCCAAGGAGTTCAGCAACGCGGAACGGGAACGGGCCGACATCGTGACCTGCGGTCGTCTGCTGATGCGTGAGCGTCTTGGCCGGGATGAGCGCGCCCTGCGGGTCATGACCAAGCAGCCCGACGATTTTACCGCCATGCTGGCGGACGGCGAGGGGCAGAACAGCTACAGCATGACCAACCGCAACCTTCAGAAGAACCTGCTGCTTTTCTGCGCCAAGCGGGTGTGCGCCCTGAGCGGGGAGATTCCCCCCGCTGATCTGGACGAGTTCCGCCGCAATCAGCGCAAGTTTATGAGCGACAGCCTGTACCTCAAGACTCTGGCCGGGATCGTCACCGAGATCGTGACCCCCATGCTGCCCACCGTTATGAGTTCCGGGCTGGGCTGGCTGGCTGAGATGACCACCGTGCCCATCGGTCAGACCAAGGAACTGGACATCATGAGCAACGACATCTTCCTCTTTGAGGACGACAGCTGGGGTTCTTCCCGCTCCAAGCCCGCCAACACCCTCTACAACAAGAGCGTGACCCTGAACCCCCGTCTGCGCACCGCACGGGTGAGCATGAAGTGGTATCAGCTGGTGGGCAACGATGCCGACATGGGCCGGTTCTTCAACGCTCTGGCCGCCGGTATGTACTCCAAGATCACCGCTCTGTGGATCAGCACCCTGACCAAGATGACCGCCAACACCGCTTATGTGCCCGCCAACATGACTTTCACCAACACCTCCGAAAACTGGGTCACTGCCGGTGAGCGGGTGAGCGTTGTGAATGGGACCCGCTACCGCAATGTGATGGCCATTGGCCGTCCCTCCGCACTGACCAAGGCACTGCCCAGCGGTGTGGTGAACGCCTCCAGCGTGAATCTGGACGCGGCCCTGTCTACCCTGCTGGGGCTGGACTGGACTCGCTATGGGTTCCTTGGCGAGTACATGGGCATGAATCTGATGCCCATTGACACGGCAATTGTGCCCGGCACCCAGAATACTACCGCGATCGACATTGTGCCCGCCGACAAGATTTGGCTGACCGCCGTGGGCGGCTACAAGCCCGTCTACATCGGCATGGAAGAGGGCACACCCATTCAGTTGGAGCTGACCCCCGACCAGACCGCAGACATGAGCATCGACGTGGTTGTTTCCATGTCCATCGACTGTGTGCCGGTCCCCGCCAATAAAATGGCCGTTATCAACGCGTAAGCATCCAAGCGGGAGGGAGGAAGCCCTCTCTCCCGCAGATATGGTGCAAAGCCTGCATGAGGGCGGAGCACCACGGAAAATACAGCATCTTTTATCTGAAAGGAGCGGACAAGGATGGCAAAAGAGAAACGGACGGCCGCAGATGTGGCGGCGGGTATTGCGGCGCAGGAATTGGAGGAGACCGCAGCGCCGCTGCGGGTCAAGGCCGAGAATGTGACCGCAGTAGGGGCGGACGGCAGCGAAACGCCGCTGACGGAGTTGGAGCCGGAGCTGAAGGGCGAGACTGTGGAGGTCTCGCAGGAGGCTGCGGCAAATGCGCCGGAGCGGATGTATACCGCCGCAGAGGTGCAGGACATTGCAGCAAAGGCGGCGGCGGAGGCCGTTGCAAAGGCCATGGCGGAGGTCAAACCCCAAGTGGTGCAGGTGATGGCAGACACGGAAAAGGTGACGCTCCGCTGGTGCGCCCCGGTTGCGGACGACAATCTGGCTGTATTCGGCCCCAACGGGATGTACGGCACCGTGACCGGGAAGAACGGCACCGTGATGGTGCCCAAGAGCGAGTGGAGCCGGTTCTATGATGAAACGGCAAGACGGCTCATTGACCGGCGCTGGCTGGTGGTACTCTCCGGCATGACGGATGACGAGCGGGCGGTGTATCACTGCGCGTACCGTAAGGGCGAGGTGCTGGACGAGACGGCCTTTCGCTGCGCCGTGACCATGGGGGACAAGCTGCTGGACATCTTCGACGATCTCTGCACGGAGCATCAGGAGATGGTGGCCAAGGCTTACTACGACGCATGGGAGCGGGGCGAGGTCGGCGCTGACAGCCGGGAGCTGCTGAAGAAACTGAACGCGAAGAACAAGGCCCGGTATGCCGGAGAACCCAAGGAGGACCCCCGGCGGAAGGGGATGTTCCGCCCGGTTTTGGACGCGCTGAACAGCGCAGAGGCAGAGGAAGATAACTAAAGGTCAAAAGGAGGAATTGAGCATGGACATTTCCAGTTTGGGCATTGCGGGCGTGGCGGTCATTACGGTGATCTGCTACCTGATCGGACAGGCGGTAAAAGCCACCGCTATTAAGAACAAATGGATCCCCATCATCGTAGGAGCTTCCGGCGGCGTGCTGGGCGTTGTGGGCATGATGGTCATGGCAGATTTTCCTGCCACAGACTATCTTACCGCCATTGCCGTGGGCATTGTGAGCGGTCTGGCGGCGGTTGGCGTCAACCAGATCGGCAAACAGATGAGTAATTAAAATTGCTTCCGCAAAGGGCTGGGGTTCCCAGCGGAAGCCAAGGGGATATTCTCTTTTGAAAAGAGAATGTCCCCCCGGCCCCCTAAAGAGAAACGCAGGGGGATTTCGATTTCCCCCCGCACCCCCTTGAAACGACGCAAAGGGGCGGAATTGCGATTCCTCCCCTTTGGAAACCCCTCCTTTGGAGGGGGTGGGAGGGGGGACAAGGCAGCGGGGCGCCTTTGGAAACCCTCTCCCATAGGACGGGAAAGCATGGCAAAAACAGCTGAAAAAGGTTGAAAAATCAACCGCCAATTTAAAAGGAGAAACACTATGAAAAAGAAGTTTTTGGACATCATCAACGAGTGCAAGAAGCAGGGCGCACCCATGGAGGCCGTCAACGCGGAACTGAAAGCGGCGGGGGCCAACTTCCACCTGAACGTGGACGGCTACGTGGAAGGCTGGACCGAGGCGGAGATGGCCGAGGGCTTCATCCCGGCTGAGGATGACGGGAAAGACGCTCTGTACAAGATCGCCAGCGACGGCAAGCCCGTCCGTCTTTCCACGAAGGCACCCGCCGGCGGGGTTTACGGCGCCGCAGTCCCCGTGATGGATCGGGACAAGAGCCGCGCCGACACCACCATTACCGTGGGTTACTGGGAGCTGAGCTACGACAGTCTGGGCTACTGCTACAGCCGCAAGAACCTGAGAAAATGACCAGAGCGGGGACAGTTCCGCTTCAGGACCTCCAATGGGTGCGGATTTATTTCAACAGAAAACGTCTCCGCTCCACCACGGCCAACCTGAAAAAGATGCTGGCGGAGGCGGGCGGGGACGCAATCTGCAATGGCTCCATTTTCCTGCGGAACCAGCAGCCCGCCTGCCACCTGAAGGCAGACGGCAAGGTCTACAAGGCCCCGAACTACCGGGCGTGGGCCATCAGTTGGAACACCCCGGCGGACTTCGGCGTGAAAGCCGTGCCCAACGGGGATCGGAATTACATGGAGTGCGTTCACCTCATCATCGGCGGGAAGAAGATCAGCCCCATCCACTGCGGGGCGGATATGCGCTACCGTGCGCCACGGACGGCTATCGGCACCAAGGATGGGCGGTTTGCCTACTATGTGAGTCAGGATCGGCGGTCGCCGGAACAGCTCCGGGATCTGCTGGCATCTTCCGGCTGGGACGACGCCATTATGATGGACGGCGGCGGGTCTACTTGCTTCATGGACAAGAACGGCAACGGCTTTACCGGGGACGGACGGGTAATTCCGTTCTTCCTCGTCTGGAAACTGAAAAGCGGGGACGCATTTGAACCGGAAGGAGAAAAACCAATGGTAGAGATCAACGCCTACAGCAAGGCGAAGGACGGCGGCAAGAAGCTGTCCGGCAATTTCAAAGTCAGCGAGTTTGCCTGCCGCGACGGCTCTGACGCCGTGCTGGTGGCACCCCGGCTGGTGATGGTATTGCAGACTATTCGAGATCATTTTGGTAGTGCTGTAACCATCACGAGTGCCTATAGGACACCTCAGTACAACGTTAGCGTTGGTGGCGCAGCCCAGTCTCAACATTGCTACGGCACTGCCGCAGACATTAAGGTGTCCGGGCAAAAGCCTGAGACAGTTGCTGCTTATGTTAGGAAAATTATGCCGGACTGGGGCGGCGTAGGGATCTACGCGGAAAAGGGCTTTACGCACATCGACGTGCGGGAGGCCAAGGCCGACTGGACCGGCTGAGAGTTTTGAACCGAAAGGGGGAGCGGAGCAATGGCAATGCAGGGGGACGCCTATCTGATCCCCATTGTGGTACGGCAGGGGAACGTTTTGGTTGAGCCGCAGATGGTGGAACTTATGGTGCTGAAGATCGGCGGCATTGCAAAGTTCTACCCCGGCGGTGGACTGACTTACGAAGAAGGACAGTGGTATTTCCCGCTATCTCAGGAGCAAAGTCTGCGTCTGCCGGACCGCCCTGTTGAGACAGGCGGCCGGATGAAGCTGCTTCATGAGGATGTGGTGGGATTCCGGGGACCGGATGTGAACATTCGCAAGGCCATTGTGGAAGGGGTGATCTGATGGCAAACAAACGCTCCACCCTGACCCCGGAGAACTGCCGAGCGCCCATGGCGATGGACATTCAGGACGTGGTTTTGAACGTTCCGAGCGGAGAGGAACCGGTGTATCAGGAAAAGACGGTCACGCCGTCCGACATTCAGCAGATCGTGACCCCGGACGCCGGTTACGCGGCGCTGTCAAGGGTGATCGTAGAATCAATTCCCAGCGGCGGGGGCGGCGATCTATCGTCTATTGATGTGTACATTGCGGATTTCACGTCCAACGCAGACCTGACCATAACGGCGGGCGCAGTAGATAAATACGCCCGGATCGTGGTGGCGTAAGGAGGTAGGCATGGCAAGACCAATTAGCGAAATCGACCTAAATGAAGTCCTCCACTACACGGAGACCATCAATGGCAAGACGCAGACCGTTGCCTACTGGCCTATCCGCAAGGACGCGGACGGCGTGGTGCTTCTACGGGAAAATGTGCTGGACGAGCTGCGCAAGATGAACGCAACCGCAGAAGCAACGTACATCGACAGCCTGATGGATACGTGGCTCAATGACGCGGGCGCAGGCTATCTCTCGTATTTTGACGAGAAAATGCGGGCTTGCATCATACCATCAAGCATCAAGATCAAGCCGTACAACTCTGATATGGTGACGGAAATCGTACGGCATGTGTATCTGCTGAGCGAGAGCGAGGTAACGACCGGCGGCTTGGAGGGCGAGAGCATCCTGCCGATGCTCAAGGCGCATACGGGCGAGACGAACGATAACAATGCGCGAAAAGTATTCACTACAGCTGGTGCCCCGAAAAACTGGTGGCTACGCAATGCCGCGAATGCCGAGCAGTTCCAATTCATCCTTTCAAATGGCGTTGTATCATATACCAATGCAAACAATAACGGTTCAGCTCGCCCCGTATTCAAGGTGGCGAACAATACGCTGGTTTCCGATGCTTCGGCGGGCACTATCTACATCCTGCCCGATGCCAGCAAGCCCTACCGGGATTTGAGCTTTACGGCGTTTCTGGGCGGCACCGCAAAGCGCCCTAAGCGGGCAAAGGTGCAGGTGAGTATAACCGGCGCGACGGCGCAGACCATCCAGATCAGCAACAACGCAAAGGATGCCAACCCCGCGTGGGTGCCGTGCAATGCGGATGAGGTGGTGGAACTGCCAAATACCGATAAAACCACGGATTTGTGGGAATTGGGTGTGCGAATCTTTGCCCAAGGCGAGGGCAGAGTGACGTGCGGGGAGCCGGTGGCGATCGTGGAAACGGAAAAATGAGAAAAAAGCCGCAAAGGAGGGCTTAGGGTATGAACATCAGACAGGACAAACTCTTTTTGGATGGGGCTTCCGCAGCGGCTGAGAGCAAAGCGGCGCTGCTGGAAAATGAAAGCGTTCTGACGCTGGAAGTGACCGGGACGGCCACAGAATTTACGCTGAAGGTGATGGGCAGGGCAGCGGACGGACAGGCACAGTGGGCCCCCCTTGCCGCCATCAACCTGACGGACTTTTCCGTTTCCGACACCATTTCCAAGACCGGCATTTACTCCGCCGCACTGGATGGGCTGCGAAGCGTGAAACTGGTGCTGGAAAGCGCTGCGGGCGGAACGGTCAGCGCATACGGAAGGATGGGTGAATAACGATGGCGACAGACATGATCGCAAGAGCATTGGCGGCAAAAGCCATGCAGGAAGCGGCAGGCGGCGGGACTGAGCAGTTTGTTGTGACGGTGACGGACGACAAATCCGACAAAACTCCGGCTGAGATCGCAGAAGCGGTGAAAGCGGGGAAACAGGTTGTTTTACAAGATAACAGTTCGGATGTTGTGCGATTTTGTTGTCTTGTAAACGCTGGTAATGATGTCGCTACCTTTTGCGGAACCGAACAACTAATAGAAGGAACGGCTGACTTTGACCCGATATTCTCGCGATACTGGTATTCTATCCTTAATGACCAGACCGTAATACCTGTCACTGATTATAATATTTCACTTTTTTTCATTACAAAAGATGCTAATGGCAAATACACGTCCGGGTTAAATCCGACAGAATTGGCTATAGCAGCGCAGCTTGGGAATGCAGCAAATGCGTTTCTTGAAAAAGATGGTGAAATGTTTATTGGCACAATTAGTCTTGAAAGTGGCACTATACTTCACATCTATGTCCCCGATTATGCAAAAGGCAAGGTATACGACCTAAAGTGGAACGGGGATGAGAACCCGTCTACATACACCTTTACAGAGTTGAGCATTGGTGGTGGCGGTGGCAGTGGTCTTTTGACAGTTAACATAACAAAAAACTCCTCAACAAATGAATTTGTGGCAGATACAACGTATGCAGAAATCGTAGCGGCGATTGAATCTGGTAAAAATGTGCGGTGTTATAACAATACCTTTGACACTTATTCTTCATATTACACTTATGATAAAGACCAAAGTGTGACATTTGTCATCCAATTAGCAGGATCCTATTTTGGTAACAAAGATCTTTTTATGTCTTTGATGATTGTTTTTAATATAACAAACAAAGACGAAATAACATCAGCAACAGCGCATCTACCGATGCCCGCTGGCCTTCCGCTTGTATCCGAGAGCAATAAAATCCTGAAAACAAATGCGGATGGAGTCATGGAGTATGTCAGCGCTGATACATATTTAGTAAAACAGCCGACAACCGATGAAAAAAGAAAATTCCTGTCAACTGACGGGAATGGGAACCAAGTGTGGGCGGATCCCTTGACCGCCGGAAACAACGATTCCGTAATCATCAAATCGTCCACCCCCAATTCCAGCAAAAAATTCCGCATCACGGTGGATGACGCCGGGGCGATCACCGCAGCGGAAGTGGTCTGACAGCAAGGAGGGGAACCATGGGAACGAGTTGGAGCGAGATCATTTCCGATCACGCCATGGTCTTTATTGACGATGTGCGGCTGACGGATCAGGCGGCGGAAAGCCCGGCCCGGTTTCTGCGGCGCATGAGCCTGTATATGAAAAACGCGATCCCGGTATTCAACCGTCCCCCTGAGATGGTGGATTACCTGAAAGAGGGGCTGACGGAACCCGCCTACGGTGACAGCACATGGGTATCCACCTTGGAGAGCATTGCGAAAGAGACAAAGGTGGAGACGGGGATGACCGGCTACGAATTATTCTCCTGCGCACAGCGGGCGGAGCAGCCGGACGGGGCTGTGCTTTTGGTGCCGTATGGTGAGGCGGTGTATGACCCGGAGACCGGGACCGTGACTTTCCCGCCCCAGATGGACGCGGGGTCGCAGTACGAAATGGACTTTTACACCGACGGGGCTTTTGCCCATGACCTGACGGCGGAGCAGAAGCGGCTGTTGGGCCTGTGCGTAGCCTCCGTATGGGACGAGCGGTTTTTCCGCAACTGGCTCAGCGACGCGGCAAAGGTGCATGACCGGAGTTTTAACCCTCCCAACGAGTCGCAGTATATGGAAAAGGGCAACAAGAAGAAACTGCAAAACCGGGGGCTTTTGAACGAAGAATTGCGGAAATATGAGCAGGACTGCCTGTACGCAACGGCGTTCCACCGATCTACGCGGCGGATAGAGCTGATCTGAAAGGAGGGAACCACATGGCGAACGCCAAGCACGGCATGAAAAACATCGGCCTTTTGAGCGGCGGGAACGGCAGGGCGACCAACGCTCCGGCTCAATACCGGGACCGGAAGCGGCAGTATTTTGCGGAGGCCACGGCCCGGTTTGTGGAAGAAATGGCCCCTTACGCCACGGACTTTGTGACGGCCCGGATGCAGGGCTTGGTTCCCGGAGATTTCTACCAATGGAGCGTGAAACGCATCCGGTTCTCCGACACCACCAAGCAGGGCGTCAGTCTTACCCGAAAAACCGATGATCAGAAGGCATTTCTGGTGGCGGACGCCGGTGTGGACTACGTCCCGGAGGGGGCCAAGGTAGAGACCATGGGTTCTTACTGGCTGGTGACGAACCCCTCCAACCTGTCCAGCGCCACGGGGAACGGCATCATGCGGCGGTGCAACGCCGTATGGCGGTTTCTGGACTGGTACGGGAACATCCGAGAAGAACCGATCCTTGTGGAAAAGTCCTTGGCGCAGGCCACATCCAATGACTTTCAGGAAATGACCCTCATCATGCAGGGATATTTCAACATCATCTGTCAGCGGAACGAAAACACGGAGCAGCTGGACCAGAACAGCCGCCTGATCTTAGGGCGGCGGGCCTACCAGATCACAGGCTACTCCGACGTGACGCAGGAGTTCACCGGGGACGATGAGAGCACACACCTGCTGTATTTCAACGCCCGGATGCAGGAGCCGAACCACGAGATTGACGATCTGGAAGCGAAGGTGGCAGGGGGGAAGAACTTCTCCTGGGCGGTATTTGTCACCGGGGCGCCCCGCATGAGGGCGGGAGACACGGCGCGGTTTACCGCCGCTTCCCAGCGAAACGGCAAAAACGTGGAAAACACGGAGGAACACCCCATCGGCTATGTATGGTGTTCCAGCGACCCCAACGTAGCCACGGTGGACAGCAAGGGCGTGGTAACGGCGGTAGGCGAGGGCACCTGCCAGATCACGGCGGTGCTGGACCAGAACCGGACCTACGGCGGGACCTTCGCCGTGACGGTGGAGGCATCGGCGGCAAAAACCCCGGCGGTACGGTTTTTGAATGAGGTTCCCAAGTACATGGCCCCCTACGATGTGGAGACTTTGGAGGCGGCGCTGTTTATCGGCGGCGTTCGACAGGACGCGGCGGTGGAGTGGACCTATGAGGGAGCAGCAGAGGGTTCTTACAGCGTAAGTGTCAACGGAAACCGGTTGACAGTAAGGTGCTGGGGAAACAGCCCAAAGCCGCTGACGGTAACGGCCAAGTGTGAGGGTGAGAGCGTCAGTGCGGAGATCGAATTGGAGGGCTTGTGATGGCAGAGAAGTGTCCATACGCTTACAAGCGGCCCGGAACGGTGAGCCTGCTGTGCGAGAAGCAGCCGGGGCAGAAATTCCCCATCTGCGGGCACCAGCATTTATGCGGCGTGACCGGGCAATGGGAAAATACACCGCAGGCGGCGGTGTGTCCCCTGCGGGAGATCGACCCAGAGAAATTCCAAAAAATCTGAAAGGAATGATGTATATGGAATGGAAAAAGCTGACGGAGGAAGGGCTGCTGGCAGCCAGAGACTATGTGCCCCTGATGGAAAAGGCGGCGTTTGCGGCGGAGTGCGCCGGACGGTGCTTTGACCGGATGGAGGTCCGGGTGGAGGGGGGACAGGTGCTCCCCTACTTCAAGGAGAATGTGGAGCGGCGGAGCCGGTATCTCATGGGCGGCTTTGTAAAGCTGTATCTGGAAGAGGACTTTGAGCCGGTGGAGGGAGAAACCTACCTCATGTCCGCCGACGACTACGACCGCTGGGCCGGTGGGCACATCTTCAACCAGATCGACCGCATGAAGGGGAAGGGGCCGAACCTCCGGGACAAAGCCTTTGACCTGCTGGCGGACTACCGCGATCTGGAAAAGATCCTGAAAACGGAGATTTACGGGATGCTGCAAGCCATGAATGATCCCGTGAGCCGGTTTCAGGACCTTGCGGCGCAGAGCATGACGCCGGAGGCGGTGCAAAAGACGCTGGATGACCTGAAGGAGGCCCGGAGCGCCTTTGACGCGGCCTTTCAGAAGCGAAAGGACGGCGCACAATGAACCCGGTTTTCCACAGCCCCACCTATCCCTATGAGCGGGTGATGCCATCGTTTCTGACCTTCCGTGGGGCGGAGGAGATCCCCCACAAGCTGTTGACCTATCTGATGGACCTGCCGCTGCCGGACGGCTACGAGCCGGCGGATGACAACACCCGGCCCCGTGTCCGGCTGATGAAATATCTATGGCATGACGGGGCCAAGCCGCTGGGAGAGCGGCTGCCCACGGCCAAGGAAAAGCAGAGCCTTCTTTTTGACGGAAATGAGCCTGTTGTAGACAGCAGCACCCAGCGCCGCAAGCACCCGAAAGGGTATCGCCTTTACGCACAGAAGTTCTGGGGAGAAGCCCAGACGGAGGCGAAAAGCACGATCAAATGTTATTTGGGCCGCATTTTTGCACAGACGCCCTTTGACGCGCGGATCGGGATCACGTTTGTGATCTCCTGCAACGTAAATCAGGAGACCACCACCAAGACAGAGGCATACGCCCGCTCCTACGATATGGAGCAGTGCATCATCGAGGCACTGAACGGCGTGAATCTGGCGGGGATCGGCGTGTGCGATTTCTCTCGTACCGCACACGCGGACAACGGAAGCCGCCCGGTCTATGACCAGACGGGCACGGTGGTGGGCCGAGAACTGAAAATGAGCATTCATTGGGCGGAAAGTGAAGCCGCCATGGGGGATACCATTGAGGACTACTAAAATCACGACGGGAGGACAGCCACCATGAACATGGAAGAAGCAGCCGTAAAGATAGAGGGCCACGAGCACGAGATCAAGTCCTTGAAACACCGCATGGCCGATGTGGAGCGGGACCAGCAGGCACTGATCAAACTGACTGCCAGCGTAGAGGTAATGGCGACCAAGCAGGAGGAAATGGGGACAAAGGTGAGCCGGATCGATGAAAAGATGACGGAGATGGAAGGGAAGCCTGCCAAACGGTGGGACAGCCTTGTGGACAAAGTGATCTGGCTGATCGCCGGGGCCTGTATTGTGGCGCTGTTTGCCAGCGCGGGCATTACCATTTGATTTCAGATATTGGAGAGGATGAATTAAAAAATGGAACTCTCAAGGAATATCAAGCGGGCGGCGGACCGCTACGAACCCGTAGAAACCGCCGGACTGACCCTATGGCCCATCCGGGTATGTGAGCAGGAGGACTTTGAGCGGGCGAGACCCGCCATCGACGTGATCCAGCAGGCGCTCCCTGTGCGCTATGCGGTCATGCCTCTGCTGACAGCCTATTGGGTCATGGATCTGGAAAGCATGGAGCGGGAGAAGGAACCGGTGGGCCTTTTCAACCGGGCGCTGGCGTTTTTGGCGCTGGCGCTGCGGTTGGGGGAGGGCCGGATCATTTCGGACCGCATCAGCCTGTTTCATGTGAAACTTTCCCCTGAAAATGTAATGGATTTAAAGGGGATATCCTTTACATGGAACGGAGAGGAAGAAATCACCATTACCCCGGTACAATTCCAGAGACTCAGGGCGATTCTGGCCTACCAGAACGGCATTGAGCTGACGGATGAGGACACCAACCCGGATCTGCTGGAGGCGGAGGCGGAGCTGGCCCGGAGAAACGGGCCGAAGCTGCGCCGGGACCCGGCAAGCCTTCTGTCCGCCGTGGCCCTGTTTACGGGCTGCGAGGAAGCGGAGATGGACGAATGGCCTATTTTAAAGCTGAAACGGCGTCAGGAAGCCATCCAGCGGGCGGCGGATTATCTGATCTGCGGCATTTCGGAGGGCAACGGCGTAAAGTGGAAGGGCGGGAACCCTGTACCCCACCTTTTCTATGACCGGGAGCGGGACGACGCGGGAGACATGACCCCGCTGAGCCAATTTACCAACAACACAAAACAGACTTAAAAGGAGCGTGAACAGACATGATCACTTTTACCGACAAGAGACTGTACGCCAAGGGCATTTGCTCCGCACAGCTTCAGAACCCCGCCACCGGTGAAGTCCTGAGCCAGAGCGACAAGTTTACCACCGGCAACATTCAGTTCTCCGCAACCACCGACCCCCTGCGGGCGGGCCTTGGCAACGGGATCGCCACCATTATTGCCAGCGACAGCGATACGCAGGTGAACTTCACCCGCGCGGACTTCGACCTGATGACCAAGATGATGGCTGTGGGCGGAACCGTGAGCTACAACGCCGTTTCTCCCGTCTGTCAGACGGTGGAGGCCACGGGCACTTCCCTGAAGGCCGACGTGAGCAAGCTGGTGCCGGTGGCCCAGTACGGCTATTCCAACATTTTCTGCTACGTGCAGGAGGTGGGTGCTGCGTCCTCCTACTCTGTAGGCGGCGTTCCCTATCCCATCGACCCTGCCACTGGCGCCATTACCGGCTTTACCGCTGAGAGCGGCAAGAGCTACAAGGTGTGGTACTTCGCCAAGAAGCCCGCGGCGCAAGTGGGCGTGGTGCGGAGCGCCTTTAATGGCCGCATCGTCCACTTTACCGCGCAGATCGCCGTGTATCAGAACGTGTCCGGCAAGAACAAGGGGACCCGCTGGGGCTGGGCCTACCTGATCGTGCCCCGCCTGTATCTGAATCCCGAAGGGGCCAACACCACCGGCGACCAGACCAACTACGACACCACCACCATCACCGGACGCGCCATCAATGAGAACGCCGACGTGATCTCCGCCGAGTGCGACGATTGCGGCGGCATGGGCACCTCCGCCTACATGGTACTGGTTCCCGACGAGGAAAGCGACGAGGTGGCGGGGCTAGCCGTCATCGGCGGCGTGGTGAGTGTGGCTGCCAGTGGCACTGCGCCTGTTGGGGCAAAGCTGGTTATGAAAAACGGGGAACTGGTGACGCCCTCTCCCGCAAGCCTGCTGAAGTACACCGTGACCGCCGGGACTGCTACCGGGGCCACCGTTTCCGCCGACGGCATTGTGACCGCCGGGAGCACGCAGGGCACCGGGAGCATCACCATCCAGTATCCCGCCGAGGGAGCGGCCAAGTACACCGCGCAGGCGGTTCTGGAAGTCACCGGCGAGTAAGAGACACATCAAAAACGCCTTATCCTAAGCGTTGGATAGGATGAGCCGAGCGGGGCTGACTGCCGGGGAAACCCGGCGGTCGGCCCCGCTTTTTGATCTCCGGCGGACGGGAGGGCATGAGAGACTCATGCCTTGGCGTATGCTTGGGACCATTTTCGTGAGGTCACGAAATTGGTGGAAAGGAGCGGGGATATGAGCGGGAGAGCATCTGTCAGGATCACAGGGCTGGACGAGGACATGGCGGCGCTGGAACAGCGGTTCAAGGCGGCGCTGGCAGGGGCTTTGCCTGTATTGGGGAAAGACATGGTGGATTGCCTTGCCAAACACATTCAAAGCGATGTGTACGACGCTGATTTCTTCCCAACCGACTATGAGCGCCGGAGAGAAAACGGCGGACTTCTTGACATGAACGGCAACACAACCGTTTCTCCGGTGGGGGACAACGGAATCCAGATGGACTACGAACCCAGCGGCGAAGTAGACCCGCCAGATAAATATGGCGGTCAGGACTATTTGAACGGAGACGCGCTGATCGGGCGCATTGAGCGCTTGAACCCGGATTACAACTGGACGCGCCATCCCCCGGCAAGACCGTTTTTTGAGAATTTCGTCACGGAGATGGTAGAGGACGGACGGGCGGAGGAAAAGCTGGTGTGGGCCATGAACCAACAGGACAGGGAACTTGGAATCGAAGCCAACGGCTACACGGGCCGGGAGGGTGACGAGGGATATTGAGTGAAGGCAGGGCGGTGAAGCATGGCAAAAATTATCTTTAAGGGTGAATCCGATTTTACAGCGGTCCGGGCGGAGATCGCAAAGCTGAAGCAGGAGGTCGCGTCGGTCTCCTCCACGAAAGTGAACCTGAACGGCACGGCGCAGGGCCTGAACGGCGCGGCCAATGCCGCCGGGAAGCTGGCGGGGAATTTACAGAAGGTTTCCACCACCTTTGACGCAAACGGGCAGGCCACGCGGCAGGTGCGGGATTTCTCCGCACGGCTGGGAGAGACCACCCGCGTGGTGGCGACGCTGAACAGGGAGACGGGGGATCTGGCTGTGACCCAGCAGACCGTGACCCGGAACTACCGACAGCAGGCCCAAGCGGCGGAGAAAGCCGCTGCCGCAGAACTGAAAGCCACCCGACAGGCCAACGCCTATTTACAGCAGCAGACCAGAGCAGCGCAGAACACCCCTTATAATCCCACATCAATCCAGCGGCAGATCGAGGGCATGGTGGGCATCGGGAATGCCGCCAAGAGCGCGGCGGACAGTGCCGGCGTATTTGAAAGAGCGTTTTTGAACACCTCCGATAAGGTCCAGAAGGGCACGAAGGAGATGACCGAGAAAAACGGGCTGTTAGGGGGCAGCTTTACCAACGTCTACCTGAAAATGCTTCAATGGCAGGTGATGGGAACCATCGTCTCCAAGACCATTGGGGCCTTCCGGGACGCCATTTCCACCATGAAGGCCGTGGACGATGAGATGGTGACGGTCCGCAAGGTAACTGGCTTTACAGCGGAGCAGATGGAAAATCTGCGGGACCGGGCCTATGAGACGGCATCGGCCTACGGCGAGGCGGCGGACGAATATCTGAACTCCGTGGCGGCGTTTGCCCGTGCCGGTTATGGCGAACAGGCGGACGCACTGGCGGAGCTGGCCACCAAGACAAAACTGGTGGGCGACACCAGCGCAGAAACGGCACAGCAATTCCTGCTGTCCGTGGACGCGGCGTATCAGTACAAGGGAAACATTGACGCATTGACCAAGGTGCTGGACGGCGCCAACGAGATCGACAACAAGTACGCCACCAGCATTGAAAAGCTGGCGGAGGGCTTGGGGACCGTGGCCCCGGTGGCGGCACAGGCCCATGTGGGGGTCGATGAACTGACGGCGGCCATCGGTACGATCACCGCCGTGACCCAGCGGAGCGGCAGCGAAGCGGCCCGTGCGTTCCGGGCACTGGTGCTGAACATCGTGGGGGACACAAAAACCGAAATTGACGAGGGCGTGACGTGGACCACCGGGGAGATCGCCGGGTTGAGGGACGTGATCCGGCAGTACGCCCCGGCTGCGTATGAAGCGGCGAAGGCCACCGGCGAGGTCATTGACCCCATGGAGGCCATCGGGGGCCTTGCCCAGAGCATGAAGGACGGGCTGCTGACCGAACAAAAGCTGATGGAAATGGTCAGCGACATCGGCGGCAAGCTGCGGACGAGCCAGCTGCTGGCTCTGATCCAGAACTGGGATATGTACCAGTCCATGCTGAAAGACTACGCCAACGCCGTAGGCAGCGCGGACAAGGAAGTTGAAAACGCGCTGGACAGCTGGACCCGCAAAACCAACATTCTGAAAAACGAATGGACGGAGTTCATTCAAAGCATGGTAAGCACCGAGACCGTTAAGGGCGGGCTGGACGTGCTGATCGGCGCAGTGGAAGTCCTGAACACGGACCTTGGGCGGCTGATTGTGACCACTGGGGCGGTATCTCTGGGGATCATGGGGATCAAGACGGCCTCCGTAGGTGCAAAGGCGGCGTTGGCAAAGCTGTCGGCGGCGGGGGTGTCGTTCAACCCGTTGGTTCTTGCTATTGCCGCCGCAGTGACGGGGATGGGCGCGTTATGGAACGCCACAGAAGATTACCGGAAAAGCCTGGATGAGCTGAACGCGGAAATCGAGACCGACAACAATCAATTAGAGAAAAACAAGAAGCGGCTGGACGAGATCAACGCTACAAACTGGGCTGACCTTACCCCTGAGATACTCTCTGAACGAGACGCACTGGAAGCAGAAAACACTGAACTTGAGCGTCAGATCAAAAAATACAAGGATTTGGCGGAGGTCAAGGGAAGTCATGTAAACAATAATGGGACGATCAGCGTCCTTGGGTATCAGGCCAAAGTAAGCGGAACCGTGTCTGAAGCAAGCCGCATAGATGGAACTGATGGGCCCGATACGGGGGTGAGAAGCTGGACGCAGAGTGCGGCTACGGCTAAGGAGGCGATAGACGCAGCGGCGGCCTCCCTCGAAAATGTCTATCAGATCATGGACGGGACAATCGAAACCGCAACAAAGCGGACGCAAGTAACTCTTGAAGGGGCTGACGCTTACAATTATTTAAGATCCGCGGCAAATGATCTGATAACAACGCTGGATACTGAAAACGCTCTGACTGCGGATGAAGTTCTTACGTATAATGACCTGATCAAGGTCACGCCCCAATACATCGACTATTTGGCGAAGAACGGGAAACAAACCGATGAACTAAAACAGCTGCTCGATCTTTTAACCGCAGCGTATGACAGGGCCGCACAGCCTATAAGCGACTATGTGACTGGGCTTTTGAAGGTACAGCGGCAGGCGGGGAAGTCCGGCGACCAGATTTACGATCTGGTGAAGCAGATGATCGTTCTGAACGAGAAAAAGCTGGATCTGAGTCAGCAGATCGGGGCGCTGCGGCAGCTGGCCACGGAGGCCGGGGCAGCTGCCTATTCCGTGGGCATGATCGGCGCCGCCAAGACGCAGGATGTAGAGCGGACCATAAAAGGCTTGTTGCAGACCGGAAAGGCCAAGACCTATGACGAAGCCCGGTCCATCGTTCTGAACCGGATCTACAAGTCCATGTTTACGGACACCGGGCGGGACAGCGGGACCGTGGACACTTCTACGGTGGACACGTCCTCCACCGGGAAGTCCACCAAGGACGCAGAACTGGAACGTCTGAAGGACATCGTATCCCTGCGGAAGTCGGAGCTTTCCCTCATGCAGGAGCGGGGGGACAGCACGGCGGACCAGATCGACAAGATGCGGCAGATCCAGGCGGCACTCCACGCACAGGCGGAGTATATGCGGCGGATCGGGGCCAGTCAGTCGGACATCAACGCCCTGTCCGCGGAGCATTGGAAGATCACCAAGCAGATCAAGGAACTGCAGGAGGACCTTTGGGGCGAACTGGAAGATGCCGCAAACAAAAAGCTGGAAGAAGCGGCAGATGCCCGCGACAAACAGGTTGACGCCATTGACAAGCAGATCGCCGCCCTGAAGGACGCCAAGGAAGCCGAGGACGAGTCCTTAAAACTGGAAGAACTGAAAGCGGACGTGCTGGAAAAGCAGAACGCGTTGCTGGAAGCCCAGAAGGAACGGACGGTACGGGTATTCAACGCCGCAACCGGACAGTGGGAGTGGGAAGCCAACGCCTCGTCCGTGAAGTCCGCGCAGGACGCCTACGAAAAGGCCAAGGAGGACTTGGCGGACTATGAGCGGGAGTTGGCCCTTCAGCGGGAAATTGACGAGCTGGAAGCCAGGAAAACCCTGATCGAAGAAACCTACAACACCCTGAAGTCCGAGTGGAAGCGGATCACGGACAGCCTGCAAAGCCCCACCCGGACGATCGGTGATATTCTCAGCGACATTGCCAGAAACGGCACGTCCAAGATGCGGCAGCAGGTGGAGGAGGTCAACACCCTGCTGGGCAAACTGAACCAGTATATCGCAGGGACGGTGAACGGCGGGCAGGTCCCCGGTCAGCCGGGAGAGGTTCCCGGAACGGAAGGCGCAAACGGAAGCACCGGCGGATACTATTTCGACTTCAACAAGAATCCCGGCGGCGGCTGGACGCAGACCGAAATGGACGAGGGGTTCAAGAACAGCGGTTCTTCTTTTTCTTCTTCCGGCTGGCAGTTGGCAGATGGAAGCTCCGCAAACCTGAACTACAAGGACACAACGCCGGTGGGGAACGGCACAAAACCGCAATACAAAGGACCGGACATGAGCCGGGACGAAAAACTGGCGGGGAAAACCGTTGAGAAAAACGGGTATGTGATCACTTATGACGAGAACGGCTACGCCAAGAGGGCCATCAATGTACATCAGGGCGCAGCCGGGTCAAATCTGTCCGGCAAGTATGACAAGGTGGATGCGGACGGCAACAAGATGCACTACGCAGGCTTCAACAAGGACATCGACTACTCGCTTGCCATCAAGCAGGCCAAGAAAGCCGGACTGGGAGAAGGGGCTATCAAGCAACTGGAAACGGAGCGGCAGAATAAGATCAATGCCTTATACGGCGGCAAGGACCCGGCCAAAAAGTACGATTCCGGCGGCGTTTTGAAAGGGCTGGGGGGCATCAAAGCCACCAGTCGGGATGAGATCGTGATCCCGCCGCTGCTGGCGGAGAAGATGCTGGAACCCAGCGCGGACAGCACGTTCCAGAAGCGCATGGGCGAGCTTGGATGGCTGTACGGCGCGGCGGAGCGGGGAAGCGCAATGCCGAGCAAGACGGTGATGAGCCGGACCAGCTATGACCACTACGGAGACAGTTACAGTGTGAACGGCGTTCAGATCGGGGCGGAGGCGGCAAACCGCCTGACGATCGCACAGGTCATGCAGGCATTGAACCACGGGGCCGGGAACTTGGGCCTCTACAAACATTAAGGGAGGCGGGCGCATGGCATTATTCCAACCAACGAATATTTATCCATCGTCCCTTGGGGAACTGGGAAACGGCACGGTGGATATCACAAAGCCGCTGGCGGTGAGCTGGCAGGTGAACGGCAACTCCGCTATGACCGCATTTTCCCTGACCATCTGCAAAAATGACACGGATTCCACACAGGTATATACCACCGGGAAGCTGACGGAGGGGTGCCCCTTCTACGGGACGGACTACGCCGGGAACACCGTATTATTTGCCTACACCATTCCGGTCAGCGCACTGAGCGAGGCCGGGATGGTAAACGGGCAGCAATACAAGCTCATTATCAGGCAGTGGTGGGGGGAGACGGACGCGGAAAGCGTGACCCAAAGGAGCGCGGCGGTGTTTCTGACCCGGACGGCTCCGGTACTGGCCGTGACCGCCATCCCTTCGCCGCTGACGGTGCGGAAGCACACCTTTACGGCGACCTATACGCAGGCGCAGGGCGACGCGCTGAACTGGGTGCGGTGGACGCTGCGGGCGGCGGACCGAAAAACCGTTCTCTATGACAGCGGACGCATTTACGGCACGGCGGAGCTGCGGATGACGTATGACGGCCTGTTTTCGGGTACGGATTACGAGATCCGCTGTCAGGCGCAGACGGAGAACGGCGTACAGGCAGACACCGGCTGGGTGAGCTTTCAGGTAAACTACGACACGCCTTCGCCCACCGGCGCTGTGGAAGTTTGCCCAAGCCGGGAAAAGTCCGGTATCCGGGTGACATGGCCGGGCCTGTACGATGTGCCGGGAAGAACGGAGGGCGCAGCCGAAATCCAGAACGGCAGAATGGAAATTGGCGACGGGGGACGGGTTATTTGGGACCAGGTGACGGGAAAGCCCATGAATTATTTACACCCCTGGAGCCTTGTGTGGTCGGGGCAGGTAGACGTAACCGTTGACAATCCCATCCTGACCATCGGGCTGGACGGCGGCAGCGCCGTTATAACGCTTGGGAAATCCGGCATTGTTGTTACCATAGACGGGAAAATTGTGGGGCAGCACGATCTTACATTGGGCACAGAACTTTTGCAGCTTCTCAGCTCCGATGAGTGGAAGATCGTGCTTGCCGGGGACAGGATCGTGATCGGTCGGGCAACAACATTGTTTCACGGGTTATATCCGTCCACAACTCTGTACCCCCGTCAAACGCTCTATCCTGATGATTCTGGCGGACAGCTTGGCTTGAGGGTGATTTATACCCCTGATTGGGACATTCCTCTGAGCGGCCGCTTTATCACATCCCTGACGCTGGGCGGTGTACAGTCCTGCGACTTCCTGTGGGTGACAGGGGAAACCCTGCCGCAAAGCGTGGTGGACGACATCGCAGATCATGATACAGGCTGGGAACCGGGCGAATTTTCCGGGAATACGGTGTTCCAAACGGATTTTGCCGGCGGCAGTTTGCAGGCGGGCAATATGCAATTTGCCAGCACGTTGACCGGCTTTGCCATCTACCGCTACCACGAGGGAGAAGATACGCTGGAGCTGGTGGCGCAGACACCGGCTTCGCAGCGGTCCCTCTGGGACTGCAAGGCGCTGTCTCAGGAGACGTACCGCTACTATATATTCGGTCTCATGCAGACGGAGGACGGCAAGGAACCCGTGGCCGCAAACGCACTGGTCTCCAATGCGGTGACACCGATTTTCTGGGATTGGACGGTGTTGCGGTGCACGAAGGACGCAGGGGACGCTTATCACCCGGCGGAGATTTTCCGCTTCAGCCTGAACGTGTCCAGCGGGGAGATCGGCAACAACAATAGCCCCGGAATTCTGGACAACTTCTCCCGCTATCCCACGGTGCAAAGCTCCCCCAGCAATTACTGCTCAGGGACGCTCTCAGCGGCCATAGGGCACGTTCTGGCAAGTGGGGAGTACAAGGATACCAACGCCGTGCGAAACGCCGTGTACGCCCTCTCAACCACGCAGGACACCCTGTTTCTGAAAAACCGGCGGGGAGACCTGTGGCAGATCCGGGCGGGCGGAGCCATTTCCATGAGCACCATGGACGGGAGCCGACAGCAGGTGCAGACGGTGACGCTGCCGTGGGTGGAGATCGGGTCTGTGGATGAGATGCGGATCCTGATCGCACCGGACGATGCTCTATTTTCGTAGCTAAGGAGGCGAAGCGGATATGACGCAGGCGGAACGGATGAATGATTACCGCAAGATGCTGCGCGGGCCTTTTACCAAGCTGTGCCGCCTCCGGTTTTTACAGCCGGACGGCTCCACAGCCTTTGCGCTGGACAACAACCCAACGGGGCGCTTTGCCGGGGCGTTTATCGCGGACGGGAGCCTGTCCGTGAATCTGAACAACGGGCAGCGGCGGACGGCCTCGGTGACGCTGGCGAATCTGGACGGCGCGTTCGATTACAACATCAACCGGGTGTGGTTCGGGAACCGGGTGGCGCTGGACGAGGGGCTGGTACTCAGCGACGGCACGGACTTTTACATCCAACAGGGCGTGTTTCTGGTAAAGGACCCGGTGGAGACGCTGGAACCGGCCAAGCGGACGGCACAGTATAACCTGGTGGATAAATGGGCGGACCTGGACGGAACGCTTTTCGGCTATCTGGAAAGCACATACGAGGTGCGGACGGGGACCAACGTATTTGCCCCCATTGCTGCTCTGCTGAAGCTGGACCGGGGAAACGGGGAACTGGTGGACAACGTGGCGCCGGTATTTACGGAATACTACAACGGCAAAACGCAGCAGTTGGCAGACGGGTCCACGGCCAAGCTGACGGATGCGCCCTACACCCTGCGGGTGGACAGCGACAACGGAAGCTATGCAGATGTGTGTCTCGGCCTTGCGGAAATGCTGGCGGCGTGGATCGGGTACGATGCGTCCGGGGCGCTGCGGATCGACCCCTCGCAGGATGATATTCTGGACAGCGACAAGCCGCTGGCATGGCAGTTCTCCCAAAATGAGGCGGAGCTGCTGGGAGCGGCGTACACGGAGAAGAACACGGAGGTCTACAACGACTTCATTGTGATCGGGGAAGCCGTGAACAACAGCCCGCAGGTGGCGGCGCGGGCACAGAACATTGACCCGGCCAGCAGCACGAACGTAAATCGGATCGGGCGCAAGACGGTGCGATACCGGGCAGCGGGATATTCCACGAAACGACAGTGCGAGGATTTGGCGGTATGGAAACTAAAACGGTCTGCGGTCCTGCAAAAGTCCGTCTCGGTTTCGTGCAGTCAGATTTTGCATTTGAACGAAAATGACCTCATTTCCATCGTGCGCAACGACAAGCCGGGGTCTCCGGTGGAACGGCATCTGGTGCAGGGGTTCACAAGGCCCCTGGCATGGAGCGGCCCCATGCAGATTTCCGCCGTGTCGGTCCAGGATTTCCCCACGGCCACCGTGACGGGGTGGTCTGCATGAACTGCGTAAATCAGCCCCAACGGGGCGTTGTCTCAAAGGGAGGAATTTTTATGAAAGAGCACCGCTGCGGAAAACCGGCTATTTCTTTTTCTGAGGGAGGGCGGATGTAATGGCATACGCGAAAACCATCTGGAAAAACAACAGCGAACCGGCTCTGGACGCAGAGCATCTGAACAAGATCGAAAACGGTATTGCAAACTCTGCCCCCGGTGGGTTCGGGCTGGGGGGCAGCGCAAAGATTTTAACTGCGTCCGACGACCTGAATACCATTTGGCAGGCTGGCTGGTACGCGTGGGATACTGCGCCCCAAAATGCACCCACCGTCAGCGGGACAACTATTTCAAATTGCTCTATGATCGTGCTGAATAAGGGCGGCGATTATAACCGACATCAAATCGTCTATACGGTTGAGGGCTATGAGCTTCACCGAAGCAGTGCGGAAACGATTGGTGAATGGGAATGGGTCAATCCGCCCATGTTAACAAGCGTAGAATACCGCACAACGGAGCGGTATAACGGGAAAGCCGTATACAAGATGCTGGACACAGACGGCCTTGTGAAGTGGCGCGCAGACGGCGAAAATTCCTGGCATTACGGCGGGGGGCTTACGTATGTGGTCGGGCTGCCGGTGGCGCTGACCCTCACCGGCTGGGACCCTGACGCGCAGGGAACGACCTACAAGCTGAAGGCGGAGGGCTACAAGATCGGCGCAGGCGGCGTACAGCTGGGCCTGCCGTCCGATTCCTCCACCGTCAACACGCAGGCGGTAGTGGCGGCGGCGCTGACCATCGTAAACACCCAAGTTGTTGCTCCGAATAAAGATACAAATACGGTGGGATACACAGAAATCACCATTTCCGCCGTGACCGCGCCAAGCCGCGACCTGACCGTTGCCATCTTCGGATTGGAAGAGGCAGAGCGTGTCACGGTGACGGAAGCCGCCGTTGGGGGCGTCACCGCGCCTGTCGTTGGCGAAACGCCTGTGACGGCGATCACGGAGGGCAAGCAGTTCACCGGCACGGTCACATGGTCGCCGGATCTGGTAGATGGGAAATTTGGCCCGCAGACTGTTTACACGGCCACCATCACGCTGACGCCGAAGGCCGGCTACAAGCTGGACGGCGTGGCGGCGAACTTCTTTACGGTCGCCGGTGCGGCCAGCGTCAGCAACGGGGCGAACAGCGGCGTTGTGACCGCTGTATTCCCGGCCACAAAGGAGGCAACGGCATGAATGAGCTGAACCACGTTGCGGTGATCGCCGACGGGAACGGACGCTGGGCGGAGCGGCGGGGTCTGGAGCGCTCCGCCGGGCATGAGCAGGGCCTGAACAAGGTGGAGGACATGATGCACTGGTGCGTGGACATGGGTATCCCGGTCCTGTCTGTCTACTGCTTTTCGTGGGAGAACTGGAGCCGTCCCAAGGAGGAGGTGGACGCGCTCTTTTCCATGGCGAACCGGTATTTTGAACGGTATCGGGAATTTGTGGAAAATAACATCCGCGTCCTCATTTCCGGCACGGACAAGCGCGTGCCGCCTGAGAGCATCGAAAAAATGGAGCGCATCCAGCGGGAGACCGCCCACTGCGACGGGCTGACGCTGAACCTGTGCTGCAACTACTCCGGGCGAATGGAGATCGTGGACGCCGTTGCCAAGGGCGCGCGGACGGAGGAGGAGATCACGGCGGCGCTGTATCAAAACCTGCCGGAGCCTGACCTCATCATCCGCACGGGCGGCTTTCAGCGGCTCTCCAATTTCCTGCTTTGGCAGTCCGCCTATTCAGAGCTTTACTTCACCGAAACACTGTTCCCGGACTTTTCCGTGGGAGAGTTCCGCCACGCGGTGAAGCAGTACGGCGGCATCAGAAGAAAGCGGGGCGGGGTATGAGCTACACATCCAATCAGTACAAGTACCTGCTGATAAAGCGGCTCCAGCGGCACTTTTCCATGGAAAACGCACAGGACAGGGCATACACCCAGACCTTCTTCTGGGAGCTGTTTGACGATACCGTGACCGTCACGGAGGAAGCGTACAACAACTTCTGCCGCCTGATGGACGACGACCTTGCGCTCTGTGCGGAAAACGGCTGGTATGCCTGCAACAGCATTCCGCAAAAAGACATAGAAGAGCAGGGGCTTTTACTTACAAAAGCGTTCGCAGCAATCGGGATAGACTGCAAAATAACGGTGAGCGGAAATGGCTACGCAAAATTCACAAAGCCAAATGGGGAATCCATGACATATACGACGTCTATGTCAACAAATTATTTCTTCATCAACGCAAGGGCGGGGACGGAGTATCAATATGCCAAGGCGTCGGCGCCCGCCTACAATATGCAGGGGATGGACGTGCCACAGGATTTGGGAAACCCGAAGATCGCAGGGCCGGGGACGTATTGGAGCTACAACGCGGACACGAAAACCGTGACGATCTCCGGCGAGGGAGCCTACGCCGGGGCGACGAATGAAACGCAGCTTGGCAGCGGGACGTATCATACGGTGATCCTCGGCGCAAATATTTCCAGATTGCTGACAGAAAGTTTCAATGCGGGCAGCGTGGATACCATCGTCTTTTTCGCCCCGGCGGATGCGCCGGTGGTGCTGGATGACAAGATCCTCAACTACACGGGTTCTACTCAAAGAAACTTGACGGTATACACCGACAATACAGCGCTTCGAAATTACGTTTGGATGCCGAAAGTTAGTGTCACCCTGCACAGCTTGTCGGAATGGGGTGGTTAATATGGCAATTACGGTGATTGTATTGAACTGGATCGACCTTGCCTGCACGTTGATTGCGCTACGGGGCGGCGGCGTGGAGCTGAATCCCCTGATGCGGAGCGTTGCCACGATGGTTTGGTACAAAATTGCAATCGTACCGCTGCTGGTGCTGGCCCTTGCGTGGCAGGGGACAAAGGAGGCGCGGCGGGCGCTGGGCATCTGTGCAATCGTGTACGGTGCGGTGTGCGTGTGGCACATGATCGGACTTGGTATTTTTTGCTGAAACACGGAATAGACGGATAAAAACAAGGAAAGGCGTGTCCGAACCGGACGCGCCTTTTCTCTTGCTGTAATTGTTCTTGAGTATATTTCAATCCACGGGGAACAGGATCGCGTTCCCACCGGGTGTGAGCGCCTCCCACATCCGACAACGCCAATATAGCACAAGGGCGCTTTTTTGTCAAGGCGGAGAAAATGGCATCAGGCCAGAAGCATTTCCAGTTTGTCGGCGCTGCGCTTGGCTTGCAGGTCCCGTTCGGCTAAGACCTTCTTGGCGCTTTTCCGCCCGGAACGGTCCATGAGCCGCCCGGAATAACGCTGGGTGGTGATGGGGCTGGCATGGCCCAATTTGGCTTGAAGCTCATTTTCGGGCATACCAGAATTGAGATCCAAACGGGAACCGACGTGGCGGAGATCGTGGCTGCGGATTTCCGAAACGCCGGTGACGGAGCGGACGTGGCGCTCCACCAGTTCCGAAAGCCACTGCTTTGTGCCGGCCTTCCATTCGCCGGAACGGAGGGTGCCGAACAGGGGGGCGTTATCCGGGAGATCGTCCGGGCGGATGCCGCTGGCGAGGTAATGGCGGAGGGCCACCACGGCAATGTCGGGCAGGTCCACCACCCGGAATTTATCGCCCTTGCCGTGTTCCACGCGGAGG